CAACAGCTTCGAGCGGAGACGATTTTGTTCCTTAACGCCAAGCCGATTCCAATCAGACCGAGGGTTCTCAGAGATGAGGTCGGCGATAAGCACGTCGTCACCAGAAGCCTCTTCCGCCCTACGCTCATCTGCAGCCGACGCCTTGACAGCCTTTGGTGTAACCTGCCCAACCTTCATAGACCCACCAGCCGCAGCAACTTTCTTTGGGTCCACGGTGACAGCTACGATCTCGCCATTGCCGCCAACCTTAATCTGCGTGATCGGCTTTTCTGGGTGGAGGATATTATACGCTTCAGTAGTGCGCTTCAACGCTGCTTCTCGCTCAGCGGGGTCTTCTATCGAGAGCGCCTTGACAGCGTAAGACTCGAAAGTGGTTGGCAGCTTTTCAGCCGATTCCTCGGCGTCCAGCAAGACTTTGCCCGCCTTCGGATCATACAGGCGCTCATTGCGATTCACGGCGATCGGTCGCCTGCCTACGTACCCCGCATCGGCGTCAAGTTTGCGGCGGCGCGCTTGTTCAGCCGCGCTCCGGCTCCCCTCCGCCCCAGCATGAGCGCGCTTCTGCTCCTCATCCGCCGCCTGCACGTTCAACTTTCCCTCATCCATCATACGCTGGCGATTGACGTTGTACTCGCGCATCTTCCGGCTGTACCCAGGAGCGAGGATTTCAGCCCCCACCTGCGGCAAATAAGCACCAGCAGCAGTGCCAATGATGTTAGCAACTTGACCAGTCCATGTGGACAGTTGAGCGTCAGTCAAAGCAACTGGCTCGGCATCATCTTGACACCAGAGGGTTGCGGTATAACCGGGAAGAATTTTGTTAATTAAGGCCATTTTGAGTTTCCTTCAAAGAGTTAAGAAAATTGTCTTATGCTGGAATATCAATAGTGCAATCTAAAAAGATTTGCGCCATATTTTCTTCGTTGTTATAGCTGTTGTAAAGCCAATACACATCAGCTTTGGCGATAAAGAAACCGCCGTCCGATGGATTGCCAAACATACCGCTATACCCGTGTAACGATTGTAATATCTGTTGGGATATTGTGAAACCGTCTTCAATCTTCTGAGTGAAGATAGAAATTTGGAAAACAGGGCGGTCAATGCCCTTGTTAGACTGAATCTGACCCGTATAAACCGGCTGATGCACATTCCTCAGCATCCAAGTAATAAACTTAGGCTGAGTAGCAAAATTGCGGTTAAACGCAGAATAAACAGGAACAGGCGACACAATTCCAGCCAACTGGTATTGGATGGCTTTCCCGTATTGAACGACATTGTTCTGTGTTGCCATTTAAACCGCCGTAACTGGGTCGGAACGGTAGCACATGAATGTCACGCGCATCCGGTCGTTAGATTCTCTTGCATCGGTGATTCGCCAGCTTGCACTACGCCATGTAATGGAATAAGCCTCTTGGTGGTCCACCATCTGCTTCATGTTTGGCGTGTAGTTCAAGGTGAAGTTCACCAAGTCCTGATACAAGCGGTACTTGTCAGCAATTTTGACATTGTTGGCGACATCACCCACCAAAGCCCGAGTACCAAACCATTTAGTCTGAGTTGTGCTTTGTTCGCCAAAACTAGACTTACCAAAAGCCAAGTTATTGACAGTAATGTTTTCGTACCGTTTGATTGACATTACATCACCAATGGTTTGTATGGACGAAGCAGTGTAGTAACGCCAAATGGGATGTCTTTCAACTTCACTTCAGTGGCATTAGCACGGTTGTTATACAGGTGCGTAAACAACAGCAACCCAGCCTGTTTAATCACAGGATAGGATGAAATTGGATTGGCAACAGTTGTGTATTGAAGCACGATTGGCGCTGTCATCACAGTATTAATCGATGTTGGCAGCGAAGACACAATGACTTTGTTGCCGGATGCATCATAGTAGTACTGGTCAGCAGCTACTGTTGTAAACACAGGCGGGAACGCATCAGTCCAGTAGCCAAGAGAATCAATATTAACTTCTGGCTGACCGGAATAGAAATTCTGGCTTACTTCAGGCAAGTCAAAACAAACGGGCGAGGCAGCAAGGCTTGCTGTGCCGTACCAGACGCGATAAGTTACGCTGAAGATACTCAGACCTAAGTAATCCTCAATTGCTTGCCTTGTAGCCAGTTCTAGTGACTGCAAATATGAATCCTGACTCTCATCCTCATACAAGTTAATGTGCTGAGTAATTTCGTCAAGAGTCAACCAAGCCGTAACATTGTCACGGTCAATCTGCTCAAACTTTTCATAGTTGAACGGATTCCTAGTTTGCGCCCCGAAGGGCGAACCGTACTGATAGTTGTCAACTGCCATTTTTAACCCTTTCAGGCGCTCATTCGTACACCGGCAAATGGGTCACGAACTGTGCTTACCACTCGCTTCTCAGCATAGATGGTAACAAAGCCGGGGCTGGTTTGTTCAAACATTTGGATGGACATTTCTTCATTGTCGCCAATGGTCAAGAAACGGGGCCAGTTAGCCAAATAGATTGGGAATGAAGAAGACAGGTAAGGGTTTGGAATCACAGGGAAACCAAACATGCGACCAACAGCCGCGCCATCTTCGTCACCAATTTCCAAGAACAATGGCAAGCCTTGCGGGATGCTGGGTTGTCCAAGAGCGATGCGGTCGCTGCCGCATCAACATTCAAGAAAGTTTTGGAGCAGCGTGATGCTGTAACAGAGGCTCTTGATATTGCGCCTCAACAGAGTGATTCTGATGTGGAAGCGACCGAAGCTGAAATTCTCGCTGCTCTTGAGCAACGCGAACTTCTTAAACTCCTAGACAAACGACTTAAAGGTTAATCATGTCACAAGTAATTCTTGAAAAATTGGACGCTATCGAAGCTAAACAAGCTGAGAGCGTTGCGGCTGTTGAAGCCAAAATCCCCGCTGCTGTTGAAGCTGTTAAAGCTGAATTCAGCGAAATGGTTGCTGCTCTGGAAGCTAAAGTGTCTTCTATCGAAGCTCCTGCTTTGCACAAGCCTGTTGCCAAAACGATTCGCCAAGATGTGAACCGTAATGTGCGTGAGCAACTGTCTACTTTCTACAAAGGTAACAACCGTGTAGAAAAAGAACTGCAAATCTTTGCTGACGAATCACAAATGCAAGCTTACCTGAACGAAGCTTCTGCTTTGACAGGTTCTGGTAATAACGCCGGTGGTCGCACAGCTTACGACCCAGTGTTTGCTGCTTTGCGTTTGGCTAATCCTTTGCGCGGTGTTTCACGCACTGTTGCTACTGATGGTTCAAGCTATCAATTCCGTGTTAAGACCGGCAACGCTGGTGCTGCTTGGGGATATGGCATTCAGAACAACGGCGCAGCCACAACTGAAGACACATCTATCTGGCAAATCGTTTTGCAAGACTTGAATGTCCAGTTCCCAATCCGTACCGCTGCTCTTGATGACATCGATGGTTTGGAAGCTAATGTTGTTGACGACATGTTGGCTGAATTTGCACAGAGCGAAGCTTTGTCCATGATTCAAAATAACGACCAAGGCGCTACTTCTTTGCCATACGGCGGAAGCAACGGTTTGCGCGGTTTGGATCAGTACGCTGGTGCTAACAGCTACACTGGTGGTACAACTTCTACTGCTGCCTTTGGCTCTTCTGGCACTGGTTCTGCCAGCGGCTTGCACAGCTTGGCAACATACGACCAGTTGACAACTAACGCTAACACTGTTGGCGCTAACAACATCACATACGCTGATGTGGTCAACTTCGTATACGCTCTCCCACAACAATATTGGACCGAAAGCCATAGATTGGTTGTTGTCTTGTATTTTAGGGGGTCGCCCTAAAAGTACAGGCAACTGTATTACAGGTTGACGAACCTGTTTTGCTAATGCTACCAGATATTTTGAATCAGTTTGCATTATTTATCAAGTCTTTCCGATATTCATTTTCTTAGTTTGATTTCCACCACCGCCGCCGGTGTCCTGTGGACTAGAACCTGAAATAGCGTCTGCGGGTTTATTGGGTTGCACCAATTCATCACCGCCCTCAATTTTAGGCATGCCCTAGTACTCACGGGTTTCGTTCG